AAACGTAGAAGTCCTAAACGCCGAAGCAAACGTAGAAGTCCTAAACGCCGAAGCAAACGTAGAAGTCCTAAACGCCGAATCAAACGTAGAAGTCCTAAACGCCGAAGCAAACGTAAAATAAGAGGCGGTGCCGGAGGACCCGTTACATTTAAATACTGTGAATCGTTGGCTGCGCGAAACTATCTTCCTGCTGACAGATGGATGCATCACTGTGGAAACTACTGTAAATCGGGTCGCCTAACTCGCGCGATGAGACAGTTGTGTGGCGCAGACGCGGTTCGGGCGCGTAGTATAAATAGAACAAGGCGTATACGGCGATCGCCGTCCGGATCGCCGTCCGGATCGCCGTCCGGATCGCCGTCTACGTCGTCGATAAGGAAATCTTTGTTTTGATCCAGCTAATGATGGAATCCCCCCTCCTACAACGATTTTTGTAGTTTTTAAACTTTTCTTTAAAAACTACAACATTAACGATCTTGACAATACGGATCACGCGGAAGAGCGCTGCAATAAGGCCTGGATCCAGATGTTCCCAATAATTGTTGTTGTTGTTTTCGTTGAACTTCCCAACCCGGTTCGTATTTTTCTACTCTTGGGTACATCGCCGATTGTGGACGGAGACAATACGGAGGTGGCATATTTGTTGCACACTGTGCCATAGTATTCATAGTTTGATAGTTTTTAAAATGTAAATCCATAGTTTTATTATTCGCAATATATTTTACCAGTTTTAAATGAATGGCCACATTCGTTGCATTTAAATTTGTTGGACCACAACAAAAATTTGAAAATGTTGTAGCTCAAACATCTAGGACAATTTGTCTGTTTTTTAGCGCAAGACAGTCTTTTTCGTTCAATTTCTATCAAGCGTTCAAAATATGCTGAAAAAGAAGGGAACTCGTCCAGTTTTCTTTGCTTCATTTATTAAGAATAATCCCATTTATAAATAAATCTACAATGTATTGTCCATTGAAAAACGTAGGCATAACTACCAACTACTATAATGCTGATCAACTCTTGCCGAGATTGAACCAAAGTAATTATGAAGAGATCGTGCGCGAAAAACCATCGCCAGGAGGAATAAACTGGGAGCAGATAGAGCCACAGAGAGAACCATCTCAGTTTGGTCCACACTTTTGGTATATGCTTCACAACATGGCATTAAATTACCCAATGTTTCCGACTAGATTAGCCAAAGCAAAAATGAAGAGTTTTTTACAGGCCATTCCATTTTTGTTGCCATGCAGAGAATGTACCGAACACGCCAAGGAATTTATGGCTCACGCCAATACAGATGCGGCGTTGCAAAATAAAGAAAGTTTATTCACTTTTTTGTGGAATTTCCACAACCTTGTAAACAAAAGACTTGGAAAACCCGAAATGCCTTTTAACGAAGCGCTGAATATGTACAGAGGCCCTTAATGGCGAAGTTAAAATTTGATTATTAAAAGTTTTACGCTTTTAATAAAATGAGCACCGTTAACACCTCTAACATAACATCTGGTTTTATAGATCTGGCAACTTACGATGAGCTTGAGAAATATTTATACGGATGCGACACGTCAGTGTCCTATTTTGTGCGCACTACGGTTAAATCTTCTTGGTTTACCGTAGTGCCTGTCATACTTCCTCCGTCATCTGGTACTCCAGGATTTGGAAAAGAGTTTAGTGTGAATATTTCAAGAGCAGGAGATTACCTGTTAAATGTATGGTTGCGAGTTGGTATACCTCCAATCACCGCGATTCATTCCGACGCCGCGGCTTTGAGATTGCGATGGTGTCAAAATCTAATGCACAATCTTGTTAAAAAAGTATGCATTACGTTTAACGATTTACTTGTTTCAGAATTCGATAGTTTTCATCTAGATATGTGGTCAGCGTTTACCGTGCCTGCTGGAAAACACGCGGCATACAACGAAATGATTGGACAACGCATTGATTTAATAGACCTAACCAGTGAACCCCCCGTAGGGGGCATAGCAGGTAAAAATTTTCAAGTTTTTCCTGCGAAAATAAATCCCGGCGGCTCCGTACCAGTAGTCTGGCCAAATAGTGTACTAACATCTGGACAGCCCGAGCAAATGTATTTAAATTTGCCTTTGCCGTTCTTTTTTTCCCGGGATTCTGGTGTAGCTCTTCCTACCGCGGCTCTTCCATACAACGAAATGGTAATAACGTTTACGCTTCGTGATTGGAATGAATTGTTGATCGCAGAATCGCCTAGCTCTAATACTCCCAATACGGAATATAGACACATTCCGACAATGAACGATATTGTTGGGACAGTAGAACCCGAATTAACATCAGTGCAAGTGTGGGCAAACTACGCTATCGTATCCAATGACGAACGAAAAAGAATGGCGTGTTCTCCCAGAGATATTTTAATAGAACAGGTTCAAACAATGCAGCCTATTCTGTACTCTCCGCAATTGCGTCGTGATCCTAGAATAGATTTGCGATTTTCTCACGCTGTTAAAGCTATGTTTTTCGCGGTGAGAAATATCACATTTGAAAATGAACGTTCAGTATACACAGTCGGTTCTCCTTTGCAGGGCGGAATGGAAGACTTGGTCACAAACAAATACACATCTCAATGGGCTGTAAACCCATTGGATCACGTTGATTTGGTATATGAGAATACAAAACGGCTTGGCAATATGGGTGCTGATTTTTTCACACACGTAAATCCTTACTATACTTCGGAATCCATCCCTGAAGCTGATGGATGCCACTGTTATTCTTATGCATTAGATTTAACGTGTCTTGACCCAATGGGCAGTACAAATTACGGCAAATTATCTAATGTAAGCATTATACCTTACGCAACAGATTTAGCAGTTGCGGCAAACGCACAGCCAGGGCCTGTGCCAAGTACGACAACTTTACCGTTGAGCGAGGCAGGCGACCAACCATTGGGCCCGACTTCAATCAACGGTTCTGGTGTAAACATAACACAGAAATACCAATTTATGTTGGATTGTGTTAATTTCAATATTGTTAGAGTTTCGGGCGGAACATTGGGGTTCCCTATTTTATAATTACAAGCCGAGTCGGAGTTTTAATTTTAGGTTAAAATCAAAACATTCACGGCAATCGTTGTTGTAGCTTTTTGAAGATAAACTTTTCTATGTCCTTTAATTTTACAGTGTAGGGCACTTCTATAAGAAAAATGCCATTTTTAATGCAATTTTCCCGGGTTTTTTTATCGTTTTCTTGCTGTTTGTAAAAATCTTTGGGGGTGGTGTGAAAATGTTTAAGAAATTCGTAATGCTGTCTTCCATTGTACTCACACGCAATTTTTAGTTCCTCGTTATAGCAGTCTAATTCTAAATTTCTCCCAGTCAAGGGATTTTTCATAAAATTTGGTCTTTTCGATGGGAATGGTTTGTGAAATATGGCTTCTAACACACGCCTACATTCTTTTTCTCCCTCTGAGTGGCTTTTCCGGGTGGTGTCAAACCCTTCACCAGGTCTTCTTCCGCCCGCTAAAACAGGGTCGTAAAAGTAAGTGGTATTGTATGTTCCCTTTAATCCCTTAAGACGTCTATACACGGCAACAATAATAATTATAAGAATGGAAGCAACTATACAAGTTTCGATCTTGAAATATCGGAGTAGAAACTTCATTTATTGTTAAATATCTAATTTTTCTTCTATTTTGCCTGCTTTGTATGCGGCATTTATAATATCGCAAAATTCGTAAAAATCGTCCCTCATAAAGTCAGCCGAGAGACCCGACTGTATAATTTTTCCGGAATGGAAAACCAAAAACGTATTGTATCTAGTATGGTTCAGTTTTGCTTCGCGTGCACTTGGAGAAAGTTGATCCAGATATTTCTGATACGGAACAGTTTTGCGAACTATGCCAGAGGGGCCACGTTTCGGCATAGTGACATTCAAAATCTTTAGCGTTTGGATTGGCTTTGTAATCTTCTTCTTTACGTTTAGTCCTGTATATCCAAAACTGGTTTCCAGTAAACAGTGGTAGTTTTGGGTCGTGTCGGTGATATATTTGTCGAACACTTCACGGTTTATGTTGATTCCCAATGTAAAGTCGAGATTTCGCATTGCTGGTATAATCAAGGCGTTCAACTTGGTGTCGTCTTCTTTCAAACTGTAAAAATTAGTGTCTTGAATGTTATTCCACACACATTTGATGCACTCTATGGCGTGATCAAACGTAAGAGCTCCCGTTATTTGAAATGTTCCGTTTCTGCACACTTTGAAATTAATAAGCTTATCACCCGCATTAACTACAACCGTAAAACTGTTTCTAAACCACCTTTTGTTCTTCTTCTTTGGTTTCAAATTAAATCCTCTGATTTCGCCCAAGTAGTTTACGCAAATTATGGCACCCTTTGGAATATCAACCAATGCTCTCTGGATGTCTTTAGGAGACCTAAGTCGTTCGTCCTGAGTTGGATGCACTTTAAGAATTTTAGATATTTTTTCAATATCTATCGTTGCGTTCGTTGTTGCTGTAAATGTGCGTGTACTAACTTTCATATCTTCAAAATTACACGAGATAAGATTCGACATTTTTTGAAGGGTAGACTAATATGTTTGTAAAATATCATTTTTAATTATTGCATCATCAAATCAGCGCTGGTTTCACCCACATCATCATCGCGGTGTCCCCAAGACATATTTTTACGAATACACTTTCCAACCCAACAAGACTGACCATATACCATCTGAGGCTGTCCCCAGATCTCTACAACTGCCGCACGACACGCTTCCATGCTTTCCACTGGCATATCTTGGGTACGAGCGTGGTTCATCTTCCACCAATCCTTGAATCGTTCCCACACCTCGCTAACACGAACCTTGCCTCCCTCTTTGTCTTCAAAGTCCTGATCCAAGAATCCACGCAGCGTGTCGTTTTCACGCTCATACTTTAACGTTGCCTCCTTCACCTTGATAGGATCGGGAGACGGCCATTGTGTTCGATTACCATCGGCATCAGGCCAACCCGCTCTGTGTTGAAGTAGATACCACGCCAGCGCTTCCAACATTCCAGGAATCTTGTCTCCAAAACTGGGATCCCTCGGAAACTTCTTTTGACGGAGTTGCTCCTCGTATGTGTCGGGACACTCCTTATCATCTGCTGGAAATTTGGATTCAAACGGAATAACTCTGATTCTGTTCCACGTTGCTCGGTCTGGATGCCGAAGTCGAGGCAACGAGTTGCACAGCAAAGTAAGAGTAAACATCGGCGTTATTTCCATCGTCTCCGATCCCTTCTGAAAAAGGTCCCGAGCCCAATAACTATCACCGCCAGACAACTGTTTCATCAGACCACAGTTGAGCTTTTCGTCGCTGTCTGGCTCGTCCATCGTTGCGTGTCGCACTGGCGGTTTAGCACGCGCCATCTCAGGTGCTGCGTTTCCCAACTTCGTTTTTGTTCCTGACAGTAAAGTTGTAGAAAACTTGATAGCCAATTT